TGCTGCCACAGGAGTGGTGGGAAAAGGCCTTGACGTACATCCATGACTTTCGCCTGCGCAACAACATATGAGACTTGTCTTTGACGTTGAAACAGATGGCCTCCTCAGGGACCTCTCCTGTGTTCACTGCCTGGTCACCCATGACCTGGATACAGGCGAAACCTTGAAGTATGACGACAGTGGAGAACGAGAGTCAGTCACGACTGGGATCAACATCCTGGCTGAGGCTGATGAGCTCTGGGGACACAACATCGTTGGCTATGACTTTGAAGCCATTAAAGAGATCTACCCCTTCTTCAATCCACAGCAGCAGGTGTACGACACACTGATCCTCTCAAGGCTGTTCTTCATGGACATGCTGGATCGGGACTTTAGAAGCAAACCAGCCAACATGCCAGCCCAGCTCTATGGGAGACACTCCTTGGAGTCTTGGGGCTACAGGCTAGGGGTATTGAAAAGTGAGTACGGCAAGCAACTCAAAGGTGACTGGTCAACCTACACACCTGAGATGCTGGAGTACTGCGTCCAAGACGTGGAGGTCTCCGTAGCCCTCAGCAGGCTCTTTGAGCCCAAGCTGAAGGAGTACGAACAGTGCATCACAACAGAACATGAGCTGGCCAAGCTGATGTCCTGGCAAGAGCGGGCGGGCTACCCCTTTGACCTGAAGAAGGCCCACAACCTGGAAGGAAGATTAAGGTCAGAACTTGAAACGCTCTCCGAAGAGATGCGGTCCACATTTCTATTTGTGGATGGAGGTGAGTTCACACCATTACGCCCCAACAAAACAAGAGGGTATGTAACTGGTGCAACATTCTGCCGCCTCAAAGAGTTCAACCCGACTTCCAGACAGCACATAGCCTGGGCCTTCAAACAATTTAGGGGCTGGAAGCCAGAAGAGTTTACGGACACTGGTGTTCCCAAAATCGATGAAGATGTGTTGGTCAACCTTGGTACGAAAGAGTCCAAGAAATTCGCCCGAATCCTGGAACTACAGAAACACCTGGGTCAATTGAGCGAAGGGCAGAACGCCTGGCTAAAGAAGGTGGAGAAAGACGGAAGGATTCATCACTCCTGCGTCTTGAACACCAACACAGGCAGGATGGCCCACATGAAGCCAAACCTGGCTCAGGTTCCGTCAGCTCATGACTACAGAGAGCTGTTTGTTCCAGGACCCAAGAGGGCGCAGGTTGGTGCTGATGCCAGTGGCCTAGAGCTGAGATGCCTTGCCCACTATCTAGCCAGATTTGATGGTGGGAAGTTTGGCAAGGAAGTTGTGGAGGGAGACATCCACACGGCGCTGGCAGAGATCTACGGCACTGACAGGAAGACGGGCAAGGGCGTGACCTATTGCTTGATCTACGGGGGTGGGGACATGAAGCTGGGTCTGACGGCAGGTGCCAGCAAGGACAGAGCCATAAGCAAGGGGAAAGAGATCCGCAAACGGATCATGTCTGACCTTGACGGCTTTGGTCAGCTCACAGAGGCCATTCAAGAAAAGGCCAAGTCAGGGGTCATCAAAGGCCTGGACGGCAGGCCAATTCGATTGCAAGGTAAAAGCCACGCTGCATTGAACTACCTTCTGCAGTCAGCAGGAGCAATCATCTGCAAGCGATGGGTGATCCGCAGCAACGAGTTGCTCAAAGAAGCGGGTATTGATTATTGGCCGTTGGCATTTGTACACGACGAGATGCAGTTATCAGTGGACCCAGCGCAAGCGGAACAGGCCGCCTTCTTAATTACATGTGCAATGAAGGATGTTGAATCAGCTATCTCTTTTCGATGTAAACTGGACTCAGAATATAAGATCGGGGCAAGCTGGGCAGACACCCACTAAAAAGTGTAGAAAGTGTGGAGAGCATAAGGCCTTAGCTGAGTTCCCCTATTTCTCCACATCAACAGCCGGTCGAAAGAACACGTGTAAGACGTGCAGCAATGATCTACGCATCGTCAGAGATCGACTCCGAAAGCAGAACCCAACACCAGCACCAGGCAACTGCCCGGCGTGTGGTCGGCACACAGAAAGCTGGGTACTTGACCACTGCCATCATTCCAATACCTTTCGGGGCTATGTCTGTGACTCATGCAACCTTGGGTTTGGCAAGTTCGACGATGATCCAGCACTCATGATGACCGCCATTCATTACCTAATCAATTCCACTCAACCAAGTGAAACCACCAAAGTTATTAGTTGACTGTGACTTCTTTGTGTATCGAGCTGCCTCCGCAACGGAGGAGGAACACGAGTACAACGAAGAGCTGACTGTCATTGTTGGCAACTTCACGGAAGCCAAAAGGATCGTCAGGTCCGAGCTGAAGAACCTTCAAGAAAGGTTTGACAGCAAGGACATCTTGCTTGCCTTCACCGATAGGGTGAACTTTAGAAAGCAGATCGAACCAACCTACAAGGGAAACCGTATCAAGCGAAAACCTGCAGGCTACCTGAAGCTCAAAGAGTGGGCGATGTCTGAGTACGAATCAGTCATGAAGCCTGGTCTGGAAGCAGATGATGTGATTGGCATTCTCTCAACGAATCAAAGCTTTGAGAGCTTCGTTGTGATCAGTCCAGACAAGGACATGGAACAACTTCCTGTGAGACTGTACAACCTCAAAGAAGAATTTAGTCAGAGCCCCGAAGCGGCTCGTAGAAAGCTCTTTGAGCAGTGCTTGACAGGTGATCAGACCGACGGCTATGGGGGTTGCCCAGGTGTGGGTCCGAAGAAAGCCGACCTGATCCTCAACAAGGTTAAAGGAGGAGATTACTGGCCTGCAGTTGTCGAAACCTACCAAGCCGCAGGCAAAACAACAGAGGATGCACTTAAGACCCTTCGTCTTGCACGAATCCTGCAAGCATCTGACTGGGATTCGGACAAGCAAGAGCCAATACTCATTACTCCATGAACATCACATACATAACAATCACAGCGGTCGTAGCTGGGTTAATAATCCTTGACTTCAACTTTGTTCACTTCTTTGACCTTCAATTGAAGAGACTCTGGCTGGAGGTAAGGAAAGTTCCAATGAGGCTAAAGCTGGAATGGGAAATTTACTTCATGAAAACTGACATGAAGAAGTACATGAGGATGGCGGAAGAACTCAGAAAGGAGCTTGGCATAGATGAAGCTGACTGATAAAGAGTTGACCTTGATCAGGAACACGCTGTACGCACGACGGATGTATGCCCCCTATGGCGAGACGGTGTGGAAGCCATACATGCAATCCTTGCTCCAAAAGATTGAAGACGAACTAATCGACTCACCACCCTACACCAAACATGAGCAAGTACTCACCTGACCACTATCAGCGAGGAAGCATAGAGGTCTGGAATTTTATCGCTGATCAAAAGCTGGACTACTTTTTGGGCAATGTAGTCAAGTACATCTGCCGAGCAGGTCACAAACAATACGAAGAAGAGATTGATGACTTGCTAAAAGCCAAAGCCTACATCGACAAAAAGATCCAACTTGTTTCTGGCTCCCGGAACCGATAATGACTGACCTCTCCCCCGCCGCTGAGGCAGTGCTAAATGCTTACGAAAACTCGCCTAGAAATGGGTTTTGCCTAGGAGAACAAAAGGCCCTAGCCGCCGCCCTGCGAGCTGCTGCTGATCAGGCGGCACCATTTTCAACCAACCTCAGGCAAAACCAAATCCATCAACATCTCTGCACCATCGCCGTCGAGCTTGAGGAAGTAAATGACTAACACACCTGACCTCCTGGGCCAAGCCCTTCAATTCCGGCTGGCTATGAATCAGCCGACATCACACTTTAGCTCAGACGTTCTTGACATTCAATCAGATCTCATATTTGAAGAGAGCAACGAGTTCTTCTATGCATACGACAAATGCACTGAGGATCTTTCAAACCTTAGGGCTAGAGAGGATGCCCTTAAAGAACTTGCGGACCTTGTGTACGTTTGCTTCCAGTTTGCTGCTGCTGCTGGGTGGGAACTCGACGAAGCTCTGGCAAGAGTACATCGAAGCAATATGTCCAAGCTCGTAGATGGAAAGCCAGTCAAGGATGAGCGAGGCAAGGTGCTTAAGGGTCCAAACTACGAACCACCATTTCTAGAAGATTTAATCTAATGACATCAACTGCCGAAACAATTGCCCGAACGGGCCGTGTTCAGTCCTGGATTGATAATCCAGAGGCCCGCCTTCCCGTTAGCTGCACAGTGTTTGTGGTTGATGACTCGATGGAGGGTCCAAATGGAATTGAAGCCAGTTGGAGGTTTGTATCCCATGCACTGCGCTATGGAGCAGGCGTAGCCGTACACCTATCAAAGCTCCGCCCTAAGGGCTACGAGAACGGCAAGGGTCTTGTGTCCAGCGGTCCAGTTTCCTTTGGAAAGATCTACTCATCATTGAATGAGATCCTCAGAAGGGGCGGAGTGTACAAGAATGGTGCATGTGTCCTGCACCTTGATATTGACCACCCAGATGTTCTGGATTTTGTCAATGTGTCAAGAGCAGAACTGCCTTGGGTCAAGCGTTGTATCAACGTAGACCATGAGAAGTGGGATGCTACAGATGAAGTGGTTCAGCAATCAATCCTTCGTGGCATACATAGCGGTGATATTTGGCTAACAAAGATCCGCCATGACAATAAAGGAAATCGGATCTACGGCAATGTCTGCCTGGAAGTGTTTCTCCCCTCTCGGGGGACCTGCCTACTACAGCACATTAACTTAGGCGCCTGTGAAGTTGGTGATATTGCTCCAGCGTTTGTTGCTGGAATGTCGGAGCTGTGCTCCCTTCATGCTCGTACTGGCGTTGGAATGAGCGGGGAGTACCTAAGCCCTGAAGATGACCGACAGGTTGGATTGGGTATCCTGGGGCTGGCAAATCTGCTGAGACGTTATGGAATCACCTACGAAGACTTTGGGGTGGCATTGGAAGATGTCGCCACCAATGAATACGAAGGAGAGTACAACTCAGCCTACGTCCTGGCCCGTGAGCTGAGGAACGGGATTGAGCAGGCAGCACAGGTAGCAAAAGCCAACAACATGGATAGGGCCTTTGCCATTGCTCCAACAGCATCTTGCAGCTACCGCTACACAGA